ATTTCGGTGAAGAAATCCGGCAGGCCTTTGGCGAAAAAATTATGGCCGAGTTCGCACTGTCGCTGGTTGTCAACAACGTGGTAGATCGTCTTGAAGCTGACAAGATGCAGGGCCAGAAGGTAGAAGTTGTCCCCGAACCCTCCGCCCACATCCAGGGCGCGTACCAGGCCCTTGCTTTCAATGATGGCCGCCATTTCGTCGCGTGGCATTTTCAGATGCTGAGGGAGAATGCTACGGCCCAAAAGCTCCTTCACAGCATTGCGCATCGTGGTGTGCGTGCTGTCCAGGGTGCGGAACTGGGATTTGCAGTGGTCAATCCAGCCTTGAGACGCGAAAGCATCATCGGTGATGTGCGCCGGGATGGGGTGGACCCCGAAGAATGCCGGGGGCTGGAATTTTTCGCCAATGGGCGTGGTGTCTCTTGTTTGCATAGCCGCGCATTGTGCCGGGGCTTGAACTGAATGGCAACGGCAGTATTCCCCAATCGCGCACGCGAATACACCCAAAATAAGGCGCCCGCAATCGGGGTAAAAGGTCACAAAACCACAGCGCCGGCAATGCTACCGTCCCAGTCATAACAAGGAGAAAAGTTATGGACAAGGGCTTGATTTTGGCGGGAGCGCTGCTTGGATTGGCGTTTATCGCCGGGGGAGCTGCGGCCTATTGGTGGTGGGTTGGGCGGAAAAAGCCCTGACTACCAGCCGCGCAAAACAGCGGATATGCATAAGCCTGCGACTGTGCCGATCAGCAGCCCGAGGATGAATACGGTCATTTGGACAGGCTCTGAATAGTGGCATCTTTACTCTGCGAGCTGCGCGAGCTGCCAAATTCGAACTGATGCGCATCCCGAAGGCAAAGGCCAAAAGTTGCGGCCACGGTCGAAATTAGGCCGACAGCTTCGCCCGGGATTCGGTCACGGAAAAAGCACAGCACGACTAGACACGCAATCAGACCGACAACATCCAGTAGGACCATGATGTCTGCGCGCCAGTTGTATCGGCCAGCTTGCGCCAGTTTTACGTCACGCGAGCGAGCGTCTTGCCGGTCGGCCAGAAACGACTTTTCTAGGTCGGCGTCATTTGCCATCACTGCGGTCTTGAACTGCACGGCAAGCGCTGGATCGTCTTTCAGAGCAGCCAACGCCTGGTCAGCGTCTTGCGTGCCGGTCACAGTCTTGGCAATGTCAATTACCTGTCCGGCAACGGCGCCGGCCGTCTCGCTGTTCGTAAAATACTTGATGATGCTGGGCGCAAACTGAGAGGCCAGCGCGAGGCCGATTGTGATGGGGTCCATCAGTTCACTCCTTTAAATTTGGCATAGGCCGAAGCCAATTTGTCGTCGTACTTGTTGATTGCGTAATTTGCGCCGTTGTACCTGCGGGCAAAGTCGGGCCAGCGTCGTTCGCGCAGGAAAACCGCCATGCCTTCGTGTTGGATAAACGACACAAAAGCATCCAATTGCCGGCCTTCGCTCTGGAACATCGCATTGATGAACGCCTGCAGACTGCCAAACCCTGCCGGTGCATAGTTGAAGCCCATGATCTGGAACTTGCCCCAGCTGGTCGATTCAAGGGCGGCTTCGCGGTCAAGCGCCGTAGCCTCTGAAAGCCTGTCATGCTCGGCCTGACCACCCTTGTATCCACCTGGCTTCTGATTGCTGATGTGCGGGTGCGATATGTCGAACTTGCGCCCAGTGCGCTTGCTGAACTGGTGGCGTTCAAACAGAATGGTCGGCTCACCACTTGGCAGAAACCCGCCGCGCGGGGCCTCTACCTCACAGACGGCCTTGATGACCGCTACGGAGCAGTTAAGCTCGCCAGCGGCCTTCTGGAAGTCTTGCTCTGTCAATACTGGCTTCATGGCCTATCCGCTTTCTTCGCCAGCATGATCTGTATGTCAGACAGTGACGATGTGATTGGACGCATGATTTCCTGCATCCGGTCGTGACGCACATAGTTTTCCGCCACCGCCAACCTGTGCGCCGCCAGGTCGGCTTCGTTCTTTTTTAGGCCGTTCCAGATCTGGTTAGCAAACCAGCCCAAAGCCATGCTTGTGATACTCAAAAGCCCGATGGCAATGGGCATCAGTGTTGCCATGTCGATCATCTGCTTGTCCTTATCGATGGATGTGGTTGCCACTGGGCGCCAGCTCGTCCAGCACGTCAGCAACTAGGTTTGCAAGCTCGCCGCGATGGCCTGGAAGCATCGACAACGGCTTGAGGTGCTTGCTGAACGTGAAGGCCCGGCCCGGCCAGCGCCAGAAGATCCACGCGAGCGTTGTGTAGTTGGCGACCACGTCAGGCAGGAAGCCGATTGCGCCGAAGACGTGGCAGAGCTTCCACCAGCCGCCGCGCTCATGCTGAATCCATGCCCAGTACAAAAGACCCAAGACGGGGAGGTGTAGCACCACATACAAGCCAAGGTAGTGCATCCAGGTCATAGCGCATCCAAGTCTTTAAAGGCAACTAAAACCTGCGGGGCGGTCGCGGCGAGTGTCGAGATGATTTCTGCATAACACTGCAAAACTGCAGCCTTGGCCTCACCATCAACAGCGGCAATAACTCGCTGGTCTTGCATGATGTTTTTCAACGAGGCTCGGCAGACAAGAATTGCCGCCTTTGCGACCGTATCGCCCGCCACATCCGCATCGATGTAATGCCCGGTCAACCTGTTTAGAATGATTTCGCGATTGGCCCGAGCAATTGCAAGCAGCCCAAGTTTCTCGGTTTCAGCCTTTTCGGCATCAAACACCCAAGCCGCGCCATCCCAGCGTTTTGAAAGGTCTGGCCGTGGCGGCACTTCGGCAGAACCTTCGGCAACATAATCGCCTTCGTAGTACCCATTTGGGCCGATGTAGTAGCCCATGTCACCACCTTGTGCCGATGTAGGCGAGCTGTCGCCAGTTGGTGTTAGTGATGGTCCCAGTCAACCCTGTGGCCGCAAGGACGATCAAATAGGAGTTGGCAGCGCTTCCGGGAATCATCCGCACTACAAGGCGGTCGGCTGAAATTGATGTGTTTGCTACTGCGCCCGCGCTGGGGTTGCCGGCCGGGAACGGGATCTCGTAGCCCACCGGATAGCCGCCCTCAGTCGTTTTGTTGCGGATAACGTGAGTCACCTGATTTGGCTGCACCCCGAGGTTGTGACTCAGGACAACCGGCGTGCCTGCTGTAATGGTCTGCTCGGCTGAGTTGTAGTGGCGCATCTTGCGATACGGTGTGACGGTCGTGATCGTTGCGGCGCCGGCAAGGCACTCGCCGACTGCCACCCGCTGCACTGCAGAGGCCGTAGCACCGTTGCCAACGTACATGATCCCGGTGTCGTAGTCGTAGGTGTGCTGGCCGTTGACGACAGATACAGCCGTGTCGGCGTCCTGCGCGATGTAGGGCAGCACCGATGCCACGCCGGTCAATGCGCCGGTTGTCGTGTTGCGGTCAACAAACAAGTAGTTAACGACGTTCGCCGTCAGGCCGGACCAGAACGATGCAGCGTCAACTGTAATGTTGCCCGGGTAGTCGATGGCGCCGTAAGTGCCCATGCCTGCGGGGATGGACAGGCGGTAAGGCGCGGCAGTCGCCGCAAGATTAACAGCCAGGCCCGTGCCGATGACAAGCGGGGCAGCGGCGGCTGCAAGGATGGTTTGTCGCTTTGGAGCCCAGCCAACCGGGACGCCGTTGATCGTGGTTACTCCAGAAAGGGACGTGATATCTGCGTTCGCGCCTGCACGGGCAATCGTTGCTGGTACTGACAAAGGATCGGCCGTCAAAATACTGAAATTGACTGCAGACAACCCAGAGTCAAGCACCTGACCTGGGTCCATTGTCATGGTGACAGTCGTCAGGGCGCCATAGGCCGAGGTGAAGATTGTCCCGTATACCGTTCCTCCAGTCGTAGTGAACTGCAAGCGTCGGCCCACTTCAAACTCGCTTGTCTGGTCGCCAGCAAGCGTGAAGCTGGTTGTGCTTATGTAGGTCGGCGTGAGGCCGGACGCCACCCATTGGCTAACCGAGGCCGCGCCGGTAACCCCAGTGATGTCATCCACATCATCAATTGGCACATCATTAGCGTCTGTCCACACAAACTTATAGGCCAGTCCTGATGTGATCCAGATCTGCCCATTTGTTGGCAAGCCAAGAGAGTTAAGAATAATAGGGTTGGATTGGGGCGTAGCTCCAGTGGAATCAGTAAACGTCGCAAGGGGTGTGCTTGACCCGGCTGCGTAGGTAAATATCTTGTGCCCGCTTGCCAAGGCAGTACCCGATGCGGAGAACTGCTGATTTCCCCACGGTGAAAATAAAACGCTCATGGCTTGCCCTTAGTTCTGGAGAACGATGATTCGAAAGATTTGCGATGCTGGGTTGATTGACCCGCTGGAGAAGTTCTTGGCGTAGACAGTCACGGTGTCTTTTGCTGTGACAACACCTGTAAAAATGATGCCGCTTACATCGGTGGCAGGACTGACTTGCACCGCGTCACCTGAGCGCGCGCCTGGTACAGATACAGTCAGCGCAGATTGCGACTGAGCCCCGGTCGCTCCAAAATCAAGGGTTGCCGTGATGTTCACTCCCTTGACCCACGGCAGGCCGAGAAACACCTGAGTGAACCAGTTGGCCCAGCCGGTGCTAATTACTTCTGTATTAAGCGATTCACTTAGCGGTGGGCGGTTGTTCATTTGCCAACCTTCGCGTCGATTGAAGCGCCGGCAATCACTACCTTGACGGGATCGGTAATGCGGATCTTGAAAACCCAATCACGCGCAACGCCCAGACGCCACCAAATGGCGCGAGTAAGGTAGGTGCCGATCTTCCCTATCGTCACCCACGCCTCATTGCTCCACGTATGCCCGTTATCCTTGGAGAACTGCAGCATTGCCTGAGGGTCGGAGCCTTGACCAGAAATCAGCCCTACGCCGGTTTCAAAATCAACCTGCACCTTGCTGATACGCACCATGTCCATGCCGTTGTTGAAATGCTTGCTGACAATCTCACGGGCAATCGGAGCGCCGTTGTCGGTGTAGGTATCAGCGTCCAGCGTGTAAATGTTTCCGTTGGCGTAGTCAGCAATTCGCGGTTTGTTCAGGTAGTCAAGATGCAATTCGCCACGGTGACGGCCGCCATCAAGGCCGGACTCCAGTTCCGTCCACATGGTGGTGCTGGCGTCGTATAAGTGGGACTTGCCCTCGCTCGGGAAGTTGATGACAAGCATCGGATGACCGCCCAGCATGTAGGCATAGGCCGTGGCATCAGAAACAGAGCCATAGTTGTTGATCGTGTAGTCAAGTTCCTGGCTGCTGATCTTGCGCAGCGCATGACCGGCCATCTGCATCACTTGAACCTGTCCCATGCGGTTTTTGAACAGGCCGGCCAGGCTGTCGTTGTACTTGACCAATGACCACGGCGCAGCGAGGCCCCACTCAAGCGTCGATCCGCGCTGGTTGCCGTAGGGAAAATCCTGCGCACCAGTGTTGCCCCAGAACTCCACCGTTTCAGAGCCGGCCAGGACAACTTCGCCATGGTCTGCGATGTTGCGCAAAAGCCCGTCAGGGTTGCTCTCTGCCGTCGCAAACTCCAGCGCGTCGAGCGTCTGAAACGCATAGGACGCGGTTTTCTGAAACTTGCCATCAGCGTAGGCAAGGAGCCCGTAGCCGTCCTGAAACGTCACGTCAATGGGCGTGCCGATGACGTTGGTTGTCACGGCGGAAAGCGTAGTGGTCGCAATCGTGTAGTTGTAGAACCCAGCGAACGTGCCATCGACCACAGCAATCTGTGAGCCGTTGTAGGCCATCTGCACCCGGCCCGAGGTGCTTGTGAGCGTGCCCCGGTTGGTCTTGACGCCTGCGTTATTCACCTCCCAGAACACGCCACGGTGCACGGCATAAATGAAGTCGCCGACTGCGATCCACCCGCGAATCGGCGTGTCTCCGAAGCTGGTAAAAAGTAACAGCCCCGGTGTGCCGTAATACACAACCCGCGCCTTTTCTGGGTCGGGGATGATTTCAGCGTACAAATTCAGATGTTTTTGGGACGTGACTGTGCTCGATTTCCCTTGCTGATTGACTCCAAAGAGGGAAACTACGGGCATGGCGGTCCTGAATGAAAAAAGCCCCCTGACTTGCGCCGGGAGGCTTAAAATTGCGGAATGTCTGATTACGAAATGTGGGTCTACATCAAGGCCGGGCTTTTTCTGGTCGTCGTCGTTATCGTCGGCTTCATCAAAGGCCTTACCGGGCGCTGATTACTGGCGCTGCGCGATAGGTCGCCGGCAGCGCTTGAGCCAGCGCGTTTTCAATCGCTGGGTTTGTGGTGCCCAGCGCTGCGTTACGGGCCATCGTGCTGTTCAGCAGCATGTTTGTTGCTCGACCCCCAGCCATTGCGCCACCTAGTGCGGCAAGCCCGGGGACGCCACCAGTTGCGCCGGCCACAGAAGCTGCAGCACCGCCAGTAAAGATCCGCTGTGCCGCACCGTGCTGGCCCTCCCTGCCCTTGACGAACTGAGCCGCAATGTCTGCCAGCTCCTGCATCTGTGGGTTATTGATGTTCTTCATGTTCGCCAGGCGGGCTACAGACACCTCACCCTCAACGCCGTTTTTCGCTAGCTTTTCAAGGTCAAGCATGTTTCCGTATTGGGAGCGTGTCTTGGCAAAGGCTGCGGCTTCCTGCGGGCCAAGCGAGCGATCTAGCGCGCCCATCAGCGCCTTTTTCAGCTCCACGGCGTGCCATGCTTCGTTGCTATTGCCGCGCCCGATGCGGTCCAGCGTTTTTTTGATGTTGTAGGCAGCTTGGCCGTCGATCTGACCGCTTGCGCCCTTGTTAATTAGTTCGTCAATCTGGCTGGCAATCGGCTTGAGTGCGTCAGTGCCAAGCTCGCGCTCTGCCCGGTTGAAAACGTTGGTCACGTCGTCCAGAAGCTGCTTATCAAAGTTCACAGCGTTGCTTTTCAGCGTGCGCTCAAACTCACCGCCAAGGACTGTTTCGGCTTTGCGCAAGGCTTGCGTCACGTTGCTGGAATCCTGCCCGAAAGTCTTGGACAGGGCGCGGTTTAGCTGGCTGTTCATCGTCTCTTCTGTCGCTGCTCGTCCGCTCATGGGGACATAGTTCAGGGAGGCGGCGATGGCGTTCAATGGTTTACTGTCAACCAAGCGATCAGCAGGGATGTTGATTCCAAGCTCTTTGGCCCGCTGAGCAAGTTGCTGCACCTCTGGGCTTGCAGGCTTGCCGCGAATGGCCCCGCCAAGAGCCCTGGCGGCCGTTCCAAGCCCTTGAGCCACAACAGGCAGCGCGCCGCCAACGATGGCGCCGGTTTTGGCGTATTCGGGGTCAACCAACCCGGCCGCCGCGCCACCAGAAACTGCGCCACCAGCCGCACGCGTCAGAAGGTTCCCAACGCCACCACCAGTGCCGGCCCTGAATCCGCCGCTCGCCAGTGCGTTTGCAAAACCAGTGGCCCCGGGAGCTACCGCAGTCACGCCTTTTGCCAATGCGCCGCCGACACCAGCCGTC